TAGCTTGTTGTTCTTTGCTAGTCAAAGATTCCCAATCAAGTTCGCCAATTGCTAAACTAGTTATGATTCCGTCAGTTATTGGATCATCTAATAGGTAAGAACTATTTTGTTCTTTATCAACATGTATCCAAGAATATCCATTCCATTTATGTATTACTAGACCGTATGCTGTCAACTGCACAAAAAGTTGGCCTGTTTCTTTCATTGAATGTGTAGGTATGTCTTTGCCAAAAACAGCACTATCAACTATAAAGTCCTCAGGATGTTCTAATATTTCAATTTGAGCACGTAGTTTTCCAATAGTATGTTCTTTGTTTTTAAGTTCTGAGAGCAAGTTGTCTATTTCTCTTGCTAGTTCTAACATTCTTTCATGATCTTCAACTTTGACTTCTTTTATGACTTCTACTGTTTTTTCAACTTCAACAATCTTTTCAACTTCTTTTATAACTTCTACTTCAACTATTTTTTCTACTTCCACTGGAACTTCTACTTCTACTCTGGTAAACACTTCTACCGGAACTTCTACTTCAACTATTTTTTCAACTTCAATAGTTTTGTATTCAATTACAAGTCGATCAACTATTTTTTCAATTACTTCGGGTTCTGAAGTTTCTGATTTCGAATCAGACGTAGTTGAGCTGTCTGCTCCTGCGCCGTCTTCTGTGCTAGATTTAACTGTTTCTGTTGTTGTGTCTGTTGTTGAATCAACAATTTGGTTTTGGGATCTAATTTCTTCATCTTGTTTCCTTTTGGAATAGTTTATAGCCATAGTTACTGCAAGAACCAAACATACTGCTAATGGATCAAATACCGCAACTATAATAATTATAACCCAACGTACCGCACGTTCTAATAAGTCTTTGTTAACAGTATCACCATATATCAACTGTGCAATATATTTGATTGGACCAACTTCAGATTCAATCTTAGCTTGACTTTGTTGCAACTTTAATTTTTGACTGTTGATTTCACCGATACGTTTATTAGTATCATCAATGGTTTTGTTTAAGGCATCACGTTCTTTCTTTTGTTGATTGCGTAAAGTATTAGCCTGTGTTGCAATCTGCCCGCCACGTTGGTTTTCAATAGTTTTAGCATTACTGCTTTGACTTAAAATGTTATTGATAGCACTGTCCATTTGTGCAATTACACGTTGGCTATCAGTGATACGCTGTCTTTCCACAGTAATCTGTTGATCTAATTGTTCAATGATAAGTTGATTGTCACCTACACTACTAGTAGCGTCAATATGAGCACGACTTAGAAAACCAAATATGCCCATGCTGGTAATGAACATTAAAACTACAACAGCCACACTGAGATAGAACTTAATTGCCCAATTGATTTTGTTCCAGTTACTATGTACCCACACTGTGGTAACTATCTTGCCAACTTCTAATACCGTACCCATTATCACAATAGGTACTAGGACCCCACTAAAAATACTAGTGAGGCCAATTATAGAATAGTAAGCTGATACTGCACTAATACTAATTGCAGTGAATAGTGCTAATAAGTTTAATAACATCGAATATTTATCGTATCAAATTCATTATCTATCTCAGTTGAGTATACTAATCGTTTAAGTCCAAAAGCCAAAATTGCTCTCATACATCCTTCACATGGTTTAGCTATACCGTCGATATATTCATTTGATTTTTCATTTATAAATTTAACTCTGCGTACATACAAAGTAGATTTAGACAAGTCACGCTTGCTGATATGATTCAATGCATTGCTAATAGCATTAGTCTCAGCGTGGAGATAGATAGCCTCAGGGTGTTTAGAAAACTTTGCTTGGAAAGGATGAGTACGCCGTTGACAATGTCCAAGACTGATAATGTCATTCTTAATGCAAATAGCAGCCGCAATCCTACTGCTCTTAACGGCTTTGACATCAATGGCTTGCCGTTTAAGGAACCCCATGATGCGATGATCGCGGCTGCTGATCATTAGTAAACCTCGCCAACTTCCTCAAGACGACAGTCAATTGATTCACGCAACCGCATTTCAGGAATCATAGTAATTCCAGTAAGCTCCTGATCGGAAATCAAGCAATATGCCCAAGCAACAATGGCATTGTCATTACGCTGCTTAATAGCATCCATATACGCACTATAAGAAATAACAAGGTCTTTGATAGACGTATCGCTGCGGTCGTTCATTTTAGCCTCGCTTGTTGAAGTTATACTGGAAGATACCCAACGCAAGTGCAGAGCCAACAGTAAAAGCAATAAGCGGCCCAAACACGATCAAACAGTCTACTGTGGACATTTTAGCTCTCCTCAGTTCTTATAATACATAATAGCATGGTATAGCATTGCGTCAACCAAAAAAATAGCCTGTTTTCAGGCTATTTTTGTAATATTTTTTGTTACAAATTGTAACATTATGCTGCTGTTCTGTAAGCAATAATTTTAGAAATTGGATAGTAGCTGATACGTACTTCCTGTCCCTGATTGCCCCCTAACACTGCAACCATTTTTGCACCATTTACGTCAACAAAGGCATAAAAGAATCCAACATGCCCTTCGGAACGATTACGACCACGACGCAATACAACAACATCGCCAATATTGGGATTGCCAGCAACTGGTTTACCCCAATTTAGAAAACTGCGAGCCATTAGACTGCCAGTTGTTTCCATACCGGCTTGTGCCAACACAGTATTTGCCCATGCAGCACACCATGGAATAAATGCTGGATCTACAGTTTGTCCATTTGCTTCACTTAGTTTTTCTTTGAGAATTTTTCTGTCTTTACGAGCATCAAGACCAATCATACTTTCTGCTTTTGCTAAATGTCCAACAGTGCGAGATTGATACATACCAGTAGTTTTTTCGCCAACACTTGGTAATGATCCTGGAATGCCACCATCATCTTGTACAACTGTACGTTTGTCTTCAGCTGCAATACATTCAGTTTTCCAAAATAGAATCTGGCATTGATTCTTACTTGCAACATCTTCTTTTACATAATCGCAATATAAGTTCCAATTCTTTTTAGTAGGATCTTTCTTACTAGTTTCGCAACGATTAATTGCAGTTGTCTTAGTTACTTTCCAAATCTGTCCATACTTGTTAATTGTAATAATTTCTTCTTTTTTCTTTTCTTTAGTTGGATTTGCATATGCTGGAATAGTGAATAATGTGCCAGCGAGCGTTGCAACTGCAAGTGCTAATGTCTTGTTCATTTCATTCTCCTTGGCGGTTTTCCGCTTTTAACTGCTTTGGACGCCAAAATATATGTTGGCCAACTGCGGCAGTTTTTTTAATTTTATTACTGTGTCTATAATATTTACGGTTACGAAAACTCAGCGCACCGTTACTTAAATCATAGGTTTTCCCTGACAAAATTAATGTGGCAATCTGTTGGCTAGTTTCCCAATGTATGCCCTCTGGGGTTCTATGTTTCCTACAGGTCCAACCAAACTGACACCTTTTTGAATCGGCTTGATGTACAACACTACATATTGTTTGGGGATATATTCCACTGTGAACACGATTTACAATCACATGTCCTACAGCAATTTTTCCGGCTTTAGGCTCAGAGCCTGATTCAAAGTATATAGCTTCTGCTAAACACTTATGATCTTGAGTAGTTGCATTTACTACTATCTTACCTTCTGCTGTTGCACACCCTGCTAGAGCAAGAGTTGAGGCAACTGCTATCGTTGTTATAATATTCAATACACTCTCCGTTTTAACTAGGGTTGCCAAGCCCCAGTGATCTCCTTAAAAATAATTGGCGGAATTCTGTTTCCAAGTTTCCGCCGGACTCATTTACGCTGCTAGAGCGTAAGATGGGGCAAAGTTATCGTTTGCACCTAAAGTTTTTTGTTACGTTAAGGCAGTTTCCACGCCACTGTCTACTTCAATCTTTACAGCACCAATCGAACCTATTCACTCCCATCATAAACACACAGAACTATAATCCTACGGGGCACTCAGTTATATTGTTGCTACTACAACCTGTGTGTTTATGGTGGAAGTGGGGAGATTCGCACTCCCGTCTTGCCGCCTTATTCCATTGCTATCAACAACAGTAATATATTTATACTACTTTTGCTTCAGAATGTCAATTTATAAGGGTTTAGCATCCGGACCAGTACCGCCATAGGCTGCTGGATCATTACGATTGATACCAGAATCATAAAGACTTCTAGCTGAACCATAACGCTTGATCAATTTATCTAATAGTCCATTGGCAATTAAACCGCCTGTTACAGTTTGGCTTAATGCTTCAACGTTTTGATTAGTTACTTGGGCTAATAATTCCAGTACACCCCAAATCATTTGATCAGTGTTAAATGGATTTTCGTATTTGGTTGTGAGTATGTCCCCATACAATAGACGATTAACAATCTGCATCATTTTTAATACAAATTCGTCATTGTTTGGCAGTATCAAACCATTGTCTTTGATTTGAGCAACTAATGTTCGATTGCCGTTAAGATCAACAACATACATATTATCATTCATTACTTCTATATTTCTGTCTAATGCAGTTTTAACTAATTGACGTCCTATGTCTTCTAATACACCAGTGTTTGTCTCAGACCATAAACTGTCATAATAGATTTCATCCTTTTGATTATTTTGCAATGGAACATCATTGTAGCCCATTTGTTCTAATCTAGTGTTTCTAGCATTTAAATAAACATCAGTTGGGGTACGTGGATATACAGGAGCTAATTTGTTCTGTGGTTGAGGAGGGAACGCTCCAGTATACATTGATTCATAGAATCCCTCAGGGTCTCTATAGTACTGACTATGAGGCAGTTTAAACTGCTCAACATCAATACCAAGACCAGCTAATGCTTGCCCATTGCGACTGTGTCTCATCACAAACTTAACACAATCACCGTAATAATCATCTGATGCAATACGTTCAATATATTCAGCTGGACGACCATATCCTGTGTCTAATGCCCACCCTTCCAATGCTTGAGCAAACATCATAGCACTTGCTGGAGTAGGTGGAATTGGACTAAACAAATCAATTTGATGAGTTAATAAGTTGTTGCTTTCTCTTACTAATTGAGCACAACTTGCACTATACGCAGCATCTAACTTTTTGAGATTATCTTGCAATACTGTATCTGTATTATTTAATAGTGCTTGATGTTCAGCTTCTATTAGAGGAATAAATGCATATACTACATCATCCAATGATGAAAATTGCACAGTACCACTGGGAAAAGGAACGCTGATATATCCATCTTCTCCTGGAATTCCTTGACTAGAATCACCGGCTGTGCCTGGAGTAGTATAAGCACCTGCCATAGCATTTTGTAACAGTTCAGTTAATTTATTCAATGTTTCTGCTGCTGGATGAGCACTGATATAGTCTACAGTTGCTCTAATTACCGGTGCTGTATCAGCATGTACATATCCTGCTGCTGTACCAATAAAGTCAGCCATGGTTTGTTCACCATAGGTTCCACCGCCATATCCATAAATCTGTAATAATTGATCAGCAACTTCAGTTGGCATCGGATGTGAAGATTGATTTACATAATTTAAATCACTTGATGTTTCAAGTTTAGAAAATGCTCGACCAATTTCATAGATTGTAGTTGATTGATTAATACCAATGATAGCTAGGTGTACACCAAATTCTCTGAAATTTTCAACCGGAATAAAACTAAAACTAGTTGGCATCATTTTTTTAAAATCAGTTAATTCACCTAAATTAGTTAGATGAGTTGTCATACTAAATGCAGTGCGTATAGTATTAACTTCTTCTTCACCATTGATATTGTTTAATGCTTGCTGTGTTAGTCTATCAAAAATTGGATTATCAATACCAGCTATTGGAACATTTAATGTTGTTAGTTGGTCTGTTAGTCCAGTGTATCCACCTAATCCCTTGTTTAAAATCTGTGCAGCAATATTACCAGGTTGCATAAATCTCATCAAATTGCTAGCATCCCAACGACCTAATGCTATCATATCAGCACTTACTGCATTGATGTTTTGACCCAGTGTACTAACACTGAATGTCATCATGTCTTGCATATTACGAACTTTTGCACCATAACCACTGATAGATGAGCCACCAAATCCTTTGCTCATTGCTTCACTGATTGCCCCAACAATATTTCTATTTTGACTTGTAGTAGCTGCTACTGCGGCGATAGTATTGGCATAACGCAACAGGTTAAGTTGACCACTTGGTTGTTTATATAGGCTTAATTGACCAGTTAATACACCTGAGGCAACTGCACCAGATAAAGCACCTAATGTTGGATTCCCAGTCATATTACTAGCATAAGCCGAAATAGCACCACCTAAGCCTCCTGCCAATGCATACTGTACTGCTGCGCCCGGAGGCATTCCTCTAGCTAAAGCACCTAACCCACCTTGCAGCCCTTGAATTGCAGCCTGTGCTAATGGGCCCGGTAAGACATTGCTTAATCCTGGTATCAAACTAGCACCCATGCTGCTTAATGCACCAAAAGCAGAACCTGATAATGCTTGTAAAGGACTTTGACCAGCTACAATGCCGCCTAGAGCACCGCCAAGAGTTTGACCAACAAATGCACCAGCTGCGCCTCCTAAACTAGCACCAATACTATTACCTAATGCGCCGCCTGCACTACCTAGCATTGCTCCCATAGCACCTTGGATACCGCCACCACTTAGCAAAGCCATTGCACCGCTTACTAAGGCTCCTTGTGCAATGCCGCCAAGATTGCCCAATAAGCCGCCTGCAACACTGGCCATTGGAGACGTTGGTCCGCCACCTAAACAGCCTGCTCCGCCAAATGCAGCACCAGCAGCACCAATAGCACCGCCTGCACCGCCTAGAGCACCACCAGCTCCACCACCAGCTCCACCGCCACCGTCTCCGGGCGGAACAGTAGCACCTGGACCAGCATCGTCTCCTGATCCCAGTTGTGTGCCAAATTCTCTTCTTAGAGCTATACCTTGAGTACTTTGGGGATCAACTTGATCTTCATTAGCATCGTATATTTCTCTGTGCAAGTGCGGTTGTCCAGGAGCACCAGTATCACCAGTTAATGCAATCGCAGTTCCTGGTTTAACAGTATCACCTTGATTATAATTTATCTGAGACAAATGCATTAATCTCTCAGAACCAATATATTCACCATTGATATCGTAATAACTTACTTCTTGCCAGATTCCTGATCTTGAATCTTGTCCGCCGGCTGTAATTTGAGCTGTTACACCATTTGATGAAGTAAAAGGAATTGGAGTACCAACAGCCGCTGATTGATCTATGCCACCATGTTCTCTAGCACCACCATCTCTTGGTGCACCATAATGTCCATTAGGTGTAATTGCTCCAGTTGCCATTCTTTAAAACTCCGACGGTGGTATGTTAATTGGGCTTGGGGGTAAATCTGGATTATATGAACTTGGCAAGTTAGGTCCAGGTGGTCTATAATACTTTGGTTCAACGTAAGGTCTTTTTGCAGGATCTTCATCGTGTAATATTACATTTAATAATCCTGGAATACCAGCTGGTACACCTGATGCTTTAAGCATCTTAGGACGTTCACCACTAAATTCTTTTACGGCTCTGGCCGCTAGATTAGATTTATCAGCATCAGTCAAAGTACTCTGATCTTTTACACTAAAATATGAATTTGCATCTGCTGCCTGATCAGTTATCCTATTGGGTGGAGTTAAATTTAACAAATGACTGATACGATCGGCTTGTGTGTTAACATGGTTCAAATTAACATTACCATGCATTACATAAACAATGTTACCGCCAGGTCCTTGATATACATCATAATTACTGTTAATTGAGTTTATTGGTTTAATAGCTGTAAATCCCTCAGGAACTGAATCAACTACGATTCCAAAATTTGCAAATTTTGGAGCACCATAAACTGTGTTTGTAATAGTTGCAACCGAATTACCAAAATTAGCGTTATCATTTTGAATAGCAGCTAATTTTGATACAACCTTGTTTAGTGGTACACTGTTAACTGCTTTAACTGTGCTTCCACCAATCATTTTATTATCATCATCAAAAAGTTTTACAACAAATGCATCACTAGATGTCTGAGAATTGTTTACATTGTTGAGATGATTCTCATCATAATTATGTGCTACTATATTACCTAAAGTTTTAGATTCGTGTATAGTAGCAGGAAAATTAACCAGCACTCCTGTTACAGGATCTGGCACAGGCAGATGATAGCTTTTAACTTGTGTTATATTTTGAATAAGTCCACTTTTGCCCCAGTTAATTAAACTAGTGTGAATATTATTATTGTAAGCTGTGTAAAGATTAGATCTATTTTTTGTGTAGGGACTATAGAATCTAAAAGCCATATTGCTTTGCGGATATGCAGATACTGTGGTTAGAAAAGCTTGTGTGTTGCTTCTAATAGATTGAACTTCACCGATGAAATTAAGGTTGTCTTTATCAAATAGCTGATATCCAACACTGAGCTGCGTCATAAATGCAGTATTGCTACCAAGTATAGTATTATTAGCAGCAAACGTACTAATATTGCCCTGTCCCAATGAAGGATCACTGGTAATTTCAGTGATTGTAGTAGTCTGATAATGAAAACCAAGATTAGCAACAGCAACATTTGCATTGGCAGTTAGAGTTGCGTAAGTGTTATTAGCAATCATTTTTATCCTGCCAATATAAACATTACCTTCTGTCCTCAGCACAGATAGATTACTAAGTTGAGTTGTAAAAGTCGTAGTATTACCTATTACTGTACTATTACTGGTCCAAACACGGATATTTCCTGTACCAGTGGTAATATTACCAAAAGTTACTTCTGCTGGTGCAGCTTGACCGTTTATATTAACAACTGCATAAACCATTAAACCATACTCACCAGTACAGTTGGTGTGCCTGGACCAATCATAGTATGAAAACATGCATCAATGCTTGCTATATGAGCAACTGGCATTTTTGCAGGTCCCGCTAATACTGTCTTACTACAGTTTAACATAATTGGGTTTGGTGGATGTATTGGTTTTGGAGGAATACCCATCCATGGGTGAGGTGCCATTAAACTGGTTGTCATAGTTGCTATTGGTCTCATACCTACCATCACATTAGGTACACCAGTCATGCATACACCCATTGCCATATTCATATCGCCTACTGATAGTACTGGTATTCCTGGTCCTGGCATATAATAATCCTTATATTAATCCACTTGTGGATAATTTTAATCCTGTTGTTTTTTCAAGATATAATTTTGAAAGTTCAGCATCACAGCGACAATGCATTGCCACTGCATGTTTATTTAACACTATTGTATCGCTGGGATTAGAACTAACAGGCACTGCCATCATGCCAAGGCCGCCATTGGGAGTATTTAAAAGAGCCATTGGCTTATTGAGTGTATACTCTGTTGTAGTTTCTTCGTTGAATCTAGCTAAAATTTCGTCGCCACTGGTTAATTTAAATGTTACTACGTCACCAATGTTATATTTTGTCACCATTAACATATTGTTGCATCCTATGAGTTAATTCAAAAGGCAGCAACTGGCGAAGTCCATCGTAGCCACCTTCCACTAGAAGACGTCCTTCTAGATAAAGTTGTGGAACAGTGCGATGACCTTTACTCTTAACAAATTCCATTGCGTCAGCATCTTCAGTTATGTCAATTTTATTATACTTAAACCCATTCTTTTGAAGATAATGTTCTGCACCATCACAATAAGGGCAAAGAGGTTTACTATAAAGTGAAATAATCATTGTTGTTCCTTATATAGTTATTAGAGTTTGAATCCAGCAAAGGAATTTTGATCAACGTCTTGAACTGTTCCGCCAATAACGTAAGCTGAAATTTCTGTTTCTTGCGGAGCTACTTGCACATCACTTCCAGCAATCCATTTTTGTGTCCATGGCAAAGGATTGCTTGTTACCTTGTAAGGACAAGTTAACCCAACAGCAGTCATACGCTTGTGTGCAATCCATTCAATATACTCACTTAGCAGTTGTTCATTGAGACCAATCATGCTGCCGTCTTTGAATAGGTACTTTGCCCATGCTTTTTCTTGATTAACTGCGTCAACAAATAACCTAACACAATCATCTTTTGTCTCTTCAGCAATTGTGACAAAGTCTAGATCATCTTTAGGCAACAACTTCAATAATGTCTGTGTGCTGGCTAAATGTAGATTTTCATCTCGGGCAATAAACTTAATGATCTTAGCATTGCCTTCCATCTTCTTAACTTCAGCAAATGCCCATGAGCAAGCAAAGCTAACATAGAAGCGAATACCTTCTAAAACGTTGACTGACATTAGAGCCATCCATAGTGCCTTTTTATGCTGATATGGAATAGGTACAAGATGCCCATGTGTAGCACTAGCAGCACGTTGATTCATATCAATTAGATTATCATAATATTTGCTAATATCACCTGCACAATCTGCAATCTCAGCAATGTCCATTAGTTCATCAAATATCTTAGAGGGATTTGGATATATGTTTCTGATAATGTGTGTATAACTTCTGCTGTGTATTGTTTCGCTAAATGTCCAAGTAGTGATCCATGTTTCGAGTTCCGGAAGACTACAAATTGGACCAAACGCTGCTGTTGGCGCTCGACCCTGTACTGAATCAAGAAGTATCTGTCGCTTTAGATTACTGGTAAAGATATGCTTTTCATGTTCAGTTAAGTCTTTAAAGTCCTTGGCGTCTCTGAGGATATCAACTTCCTCAGGACGCCAAAAGAAACCCAACTGCTTGTCAGTTAGTTTATCAAACTGACGGTACTTCATAGTGTCGTAACGCTGAATAGTCACTGGTTCATCAAAGAAGGCTCGTGCCTTAGTATGATCCTGACGGCTATTGGTATCAAACACACTCATTCTCGTTCTCCTGTAAGTTTAATTATACAATTTCAATTTGGTAAAATCAAATTGTACATGACTCACATTCAGCTTGACTTGGAAGTTCCGTTGGTAAGTCTTCCATAAACTTAACAACATTGATTTCACCTTGTCCATCATAGGTGTTGAAGTAATACAATGTTTTACCTCCTAACTTATAATGTAACAGCAATAGTTTGATCATATCACTCATTGGTAACTTCTCATCAGGGTAGAACTGAGGATTGTAACTAGTATTAACAGACAATGCTTGATCCATATACTTCTGTAATACAGCACAAATTTTGATGTAACCTTCTGGACTTGGTTGATCCCAAAGTAATTCATACTTGTTCTTAAGTCGTTTGAACTCTGGTACCACTTGCTTTAATACACCGTGCTTGCTCTGCTTAATTGAAATATAACTACGTGGTGGCTCGATGCCATTGGTTGCATTAGCAATCTGCGCACTAGTTTCTGCTGGCATACCTGCCATTAGTGTACTATTGCGAATACCGCTGGCTTTTGCTCTAGCTGACAGGCTTGCCCAATCAAAATGTTGTACAGGTGGAACAACTTCATCAAGATCACGCTTGTAAGTATCAATTGGCATAATACCCTGACTGTACTTGGTTTGATTACTAAGAGGACATGCTCCTTTTTCTTCTGCAAGTTCAATACTGGCTTTGATGAGATAATAACTCATTGCTTCCATATATTCATCAAGTTTAACAAGGCTACTGTCATCACTGTATTTGAAATCATTCTTAGCAAGCCAATAGGCAAGATTAATAATACCAATACCCAGCGGACGACGATTCATTGTACTAACACGAGCAGCAGGAACTGGATAATGTTGATAGTCTAGCAACTCATCTAATGCACGAACTGCAAGCTTACAAGGACGTTCAAAATCCCTAGGTTCTTTGATGTTACCCCAATTAATTGCTGAAAGAGTACAGAGACTAATTTCGCCTTCTTCGTCAAATATATGAGTAAGTGGCTTAGTTGGCAGTGCAATTTCACAGCACAGATTGCTTTGACGAATTGGAGCAATGCTTTCAATAAAAGCACCGTGACTGTTAGTATTATCAACATTCATTAGATAAACACGTCCAGTATCTTTACGCTCAGTCATAAATGCTGAGAATAAATCTATTGCTGGGATTGTTTTTTTTCTAATTTTTGTACTACGTTCATACTTTTCATAGAGGTTCCTAAATGTATCGGTATCACTATAAAAAGCGTCATAAAGATCAGGAACATCATTAGGGCTAAAAAGAGTAATAGTTGATCCCGTAAGTAACCTTTCATACATCACCTTATTAAACTGAACACCATAATCCATATGACGGACACGAGTATCTTCAGTTCCCTTGTTGTTCTTTAACACAAGGAGGTCTTCAACTTCCAAATGCCAAAGTGGATAGTATAGTGTAGCCGCACCATTGCGAACACCACCTTGACTACAGCTACGAACAGCAGCTTGAAACATCTTATAAAATGGAATTACACCAGTATGACTTGTGTCGCCGTTACGTACTGGTGATCCTAATGCACGAATACGTCCTGCCCCAATGCCAATACCTGCCTTCTGACTAACATACTTTACAATAGCACTAGTTGTAGCATTAATTGAATCTAGCGAATCATCAGTTTCAATAAGCACACATGAACTAAATTGACGTTGTGGTGTGCGTAGTCCTGCCATAATGGGTGTAGGAAGACTAATGTCATGCTTGCTAATTGCTTCGTAATAATCTTTGACCCAATTAAGGCGTGTTGACTTCTCATATTTTGAAAACAGAACTGCTGCAACTAATGCATACAAGATTTGTGGAGTCTCCATAATTTGTCCAGTTACTCGATTCTGCACAAGATATTTGCCACGTAGTTGTTCCATTGCAACATATGTTAATGCCATATCTCGCTCATGATCAACAAAACTGTTGATTTTATTCCATTCTTCTTCAGTATAATCTCGCAATAAGTCAGCGTCATACCATCCTTCGGCGACATTTTTCTTAATAAGATCAAAAATATGCCATGGCGTATAATCTCCGTAAACTTCCTTACGTAGATGATAGTTTACTAAACGGCCAGCAACATATTGATAATTTGGACTATCTTCACTGATAAGGTCAGCGGCAGCTTTAATCATTGTTTCTTGAATATCAGCGGTTTTAATATCATTATAAAACTGAATTTGACTGCGAATTTCTAATTCACTGACATTGACATTCTTCAATCCTTCAGTTGCCCAGTATACAACCTTATGGAGTTTTTCTACGTCTAAGGATTCTTTTCTGCCATCACGTTTGATGACCATAATACGATTTGCATTCATTGATACGCCTTTTCTATTTTTTAATTGGTAAATCTTGTGCTGTTACAATAAAATTTGGATTTGACAGTTGTTTAACCTGTTGGATATTTACTGACTGTCCCAGCTGATAATTCAGCATATATTTCCCCTCTTCCAAAGAGACTAAATTAAGTGTTTGATGTTCACTTGCCAATTTATAATGCAGAATTTTCATTTGTTCTTTATATGGGTAACTAGAATAATATAGCGTATAAAATATACCTAATGCAATAGAAATATCACAAAAGATGCCGGTACTAATCAATGCCCAAGGATCAGGCCAATTTTCTGTTGTATCATAAGCAAGATAGTTATTGGTTATTGGTGCTTTAGTCCAAATTTTAGCCACTTGTTCAATATCGTCAGGCCAAACTGACAATGAGTTCCTAAATTCACGCCAAGCTAGAATTTTAATTTCGGATTTACCTTGAAACATTAATAACGTTGATTTTGTTGAATTTCAGTAGTTTGGATACTATCACCGGCTTTTAGTTCTTCTAGTCGATAATTTATAGGTTGAGAACTGTTTACCATTACTTTCCTACCTGTTTCAATTTCTGTATATACAAGTTTGAATTTATCTTTCTGATGAAATGTACTTACATATACTATAACTTCTTCGTCAGCTAACCAATATGTTAATTTGGCTCTTGGTTTAATTACATTTTTAATCTTTTCTATTATTCCAACTTTAGGAGTTATAACAACTTCAGTTAGCTTAATTGTTTTCTTAAAAATGTTTATTTTACCCAACAACCAAATTGGTCCTGTCCAAAGTACTTTTATACATTTAAAAATACCTAGGGTTTTATCTATAATAATTCTAAGATCTGCTAACACTGACATATTACCAACTTAAATCAAGATAAGATTCTGCAACCAGTAAGTCAATATCGCTGCCAATATCAGACGTGTAATCCAAACTTACATATGTGCCGTCATCACTTAAACTAAATGTAACACCAACATCATTAGTTTCGCTTGAATCATCATCTAGATTATATGTAAACGTACTACTGTTCACTGATATAGTTAAAATACCAGTTCTAGTATCCCCGCCTCGTTGCAGTGAATATTGAACTTTTTTATTATAACTGTTGTCATCTAATAAGAAACTATAACCTGTAGCTTGATTAGTTTCAGCGCCATTTAGTGTGTATCTTTCACCACCTTCTTGACGCCAAAGCCCAACTTTTACTTCATGCCCTGCTGTAATTTCAATGGTTCTAGTATTACCATATACATAGTTATATCCTGATTCATGAGCTTCTTCATAAGTTCTTTCAAATTGATCATTGATACTTGCGCATCCTTCACTTAGATCACCAAAATCCATAATATAACTAACAGCATGTCCAATTCCGTTGTAATTGTTACCTACATCTCGATAGCTGTTGAAGTTGCTGATTACATTAGTTGCATAGTTTGTTTTTATTGCTTCATGACCAATTAAATCAAAAACACAATTGCTTATGTTCATTGTGTTTAATCTACCGCCTAATACAGCAACATTGAATGCATTATACATCATTCTAAAAGTTGTACTACTGAATATAACATTTCTACTGTATTCAGTTGAAGGTTGGTAAACTCCGTAGTTATAATTTTCAATAATACAATCTATAAAGTTTAAATCAGCAGGGGGATCTAATTCACCACCTATAATATAAACACCTACATATTCTACACCATCTATCGCTTGGGGTCCAGGATTATTAGTTTGACCTCCAGTCATTCTCACACGTTCAAAAGTTGTTATACTTGAATTGATATGCCAAACAGCATCATATGAACTTTCCAATGCCATGTTTGATACATAAATGCTTTTTGGAAGAACAGCGCCATTTAAACCTGATTGTGCGCCAATTTGTTGTAAGCTGTCAGCTGTGGTCATTACATAACTAACAAAATTTGGATCAGCAGTCTGTTGAATAATAGTATTATTCATACCTTCACCAACTAGATTTGCGTTAGTTGGCACATTTAATCCGTTGCTTATGATATAACGCCCACCTGGAAAATACAATGTTTTTCTAGCTGATGGATTAGCATTTCGACAAAAAATTTCATACATAGCACGATTAATAGATTCTGTATCATCAGTTACACCATCACCAACAGCACCAAAATCTTTAACACTGACATAATCATCTAATTTACTTTGTAGTGTTCTAATAGTTTGACTGGTGCCAAAATTAAAACTAAATCCATCCCAAGTTACAGCATCAACACTGTTTGCGATAAATCCTTGATTGCCTACAGCAGTAAACTTTGTCTTAGAATTAACATAAACTATTGATAAAATATCAGAAGTATTCAAATTTGGAACAGTATAAGTTTTATCGGTTTGACTAACGAAATTTTGACCATCATGGCTGATCAAAATAGAATTATATTGTCCTACAATTACATAATAATTATTTCCGTATGTACTGTTATACAATGTGGGACCATTATATCCAGTTGTCAAACTATAAACAACAGCAAGGCTCTGCGGAGTTATAGTACTTGGTACTGTGATATCTAATGCATATAGCGTACTATATCCAACACTGCCAATAATCCAAAAATATCCTAAACCATAATAAATGTTAAACATATGATTTGTGGCATTTATATTTTCTACATATGCCCAAGTTTGACCATTGTCAACACTAGATAAAACTTTTGCATTGTTTCCAACAGCAAACCATTTAGTATAGGTTTGTAAATCATAAGTCCATGTGACATAATTTACGTTATGTAGATCATCACTGAAGCCTGAGGGAACTGTAGAAAGGGTCCAAGTTGCACCTTTATCCGAACTATAAATTATTGCTCCATTTGTTCCAACTGCTACTGTACGCCAATTTGATCCACCAACATTGAATGATTTAACACTGTCTAAATTTTCTGCAATGCCAGTTGATCTCAATGTCCAAGTACTTAAATCATTACTTGTATAAATTTCACCTTGTTCAGCGGCAATTATATAAGTTTTTTCAGTGGGAGAATTTGGTTTAGCTACAGTGATACCATATAATGAATTTGACGTATCTAATGAAATAATTTGCCAAACAGCTCCATCATTACTAGTTAGAATAAATCCGCCAGTACAAACAGCAACATATACTGAATTATCACTGTCATATATTATCCTATTAATATCTTCGTTAAACGATCCTAACCCACTGGTGCTAGTGCTTACTTTTGACCAAGTTACACCTGAGGAACTTGTTAAAATTGTAGTATTAGCTCCAACAGCAACAAATTGATTGTCATCTGCATTATAACAAACATCATATAAATTTTCTTCGGTATCAGTGTTTGAAATTACTAAATCAGTAGTGTTAGTTCTATAAATTATTCCGCCGTCGCCTACAAAAACCCATGTTGTACTGTTTTTTGCAGCAGCTCTAAAAGTATCAGTATAACCATAAGTCCAAGTAGTTGCATCCATGCTTACTAACACAGTGCTGTATTCGCCGGTTATTGTCCATTGGTCAGTGTATTTGACTGATTTCAAATTGTAATTAGTTGGGCTTGTTTGTAAAGTCCATGTAGAAACATCATTTTCATTGCTTAATAAAATAATTCCGTTATTACCAACTGCCACAGCATAGCTACCATCGAAATCAATGCTATTTAAACTGTCACCTACACCTGTTGCAATTGGACTGCTCCAAACATTTGCATCTTCGCTGATAATAATAAAACCGGTATTACTTGTGGCAATAAACTTTTGTACTGTTCCGCCAGCATATACAACTGAAGTAAGCGTAAGGAAAATAGCAGTTGATGCAGTGTTCCAGCCACCGCCATCCGAACTTCTTACAATAGTACCACCTGCACCAACAGCAACATATAAACCATTACCGTAACATACACTGTTAAAGCTGGTAGTTACACCAGGATATATCGGAGACCAATTTGCTCCGTCAGTGCTTGTTAACAGATTACCAGCATTACCAACTGCAACATATAAATCGTTACCATAGATTACGCTAGTAAACCTACTGGTACGTCCACCGGTATTAGGAATATAACCAGCAGTTTCATTTTTGAATGTATAAGTTTTTGCTAATTGTAAGATATCACTATGCTCAGTCAACATTTCAGTATTGCCAAGTTTAGGAGCACCTTCTGCTAAAGGTCCATTGCCAATAAAGAGGCGCTGTTCGTCCATACTCCAACCAAATTCAGCAGCAGCTAATTGTGGTAAATCTTGTTGTAAACCTCTACGATGTTGGATGCGGGAAATGCTTACTATAGACATATATCAAAATCCTTGTCTAATTATTTATTGAATATTATTAGACAAGTAATATTGATGCACCCTATCAAACCATTTAGATTCCCATTCTGTTAGATCAACAACCCAATTTTGGGGTTGAAAATCTTTACTGCACATTAAGATAACACCTTGTTTAATATCAGTGCCATAAACAGCATTATGAGCAGAGGCATACGCAGCAGCTTGGATGAAATAGTCTTGTATCCATTCTGTTTTCTTTGTTTTATTAGTTTGCTTAAAATCAATAATACTGGGTACACCATTATAGACGCCAACAAGATCAGTTGTGCCCGCATATAACTCAGGATAATATAAACCAACTTCACTGCCCCACCACTCATTGAGATGTGGATTTAAGTAATCCTCGATAATCCTTGTTGCCATTTTAGCACTTTGTTGATGTACAAGATTGGATTTATTTTGAATAGTTCCAGTAGCAAGCCAATGTTCTAAATGACTGTGCATACTTGTGCCACGATTAGCTGCTTCAACAGTTATTGCTTGAGCTTTGTCGTGTCCAATTCGATTACGCCACTCTTGAAGAGCTTGTTTACTTTCTTCTGATTTAGTTTTATCTAAAATAGTCGTTACACTTGCAACAGCATTGCCATCAGGTGTTAGATACTTACGACCTTCTTTTGTTTGTTTTCGACTAATTGGGGTGTAATTAAATTGTTCTTTGAATCTTACCAGGTTATCTGCCAATATAGGTGTTCCATGTCATCGCTTTTACGATTTATAGTATACCCTAATTTCTTGTAATAGTCAATAACTTTGTTCATTTCAACTGTTAATCGATTATCAACAGTTATGCCTTGCCATGCACTATAGTAAGCAGTATCAGTAGTCATCGGAGAACCAGTAACTAAAATTTCATGTACAGGAAGTTCAACATCCTTATTAAGGATAAAACTTGTAGTGCCCATATCACGAGAAAGTAAAATACCAATATAGAGAAGGTAAATTTCTGTTTCTACAAAATAATCATTTTGAATTTGTGTTTTTACATCAACCGCTGTTAACATAGCATCATCCCTGTGTATTATTTATTAGGCAGGTTGATTGATATCCTTAGCAGCACTTTTTGCCATTGCGTCAACCTTAGCGTCGCCGTTGGCTTCTCCATCGCCTTGAATATCAGTAACACTTTGACCAATTGTAATTTGATCTTTATTTGGTGTTCCTGATACTAGTTTTTGTATTTGCTCATTGCTATTATATAAACTCATAAATTCATCAAAACTCATGCTATACCCAACATTATGTAATAAATTGGATATAGCATTGAATGGAACTTTGACACCTTTACCAAGTTTTGATTCAAGATGTTGGAGAATAGTCATCAATGTGCCAGTCTGACTCATTGTAAAATTTGGTGCAATCTCCAACAATTTCATATTATCTTTTGCCTCTGCCTAACTCAGCAGTACCACCAACAGCAGCATCACTTGTAGCCATATCGTCAGCACGTGGAATCTCAGGTGCAGCAGGAGCAGCAGCATCTAATCCAGTATCAACATCTGCCATTGGAGCAGCAGGTGCAGTTAATCCAGTATCAGCACCGGGAGTCATTGGCATTGCGCCTTCTTCACCTGCAACTGTACGAGCAGCGCCGTCCATGCCTTCTCTTGCTGCTCTAACAGCATCAAGTAGAGGAGTTAGTGTCTGTGTAGCAGCAGCACCAAAGGCAGCAGCTTGATCAGCACCAACACGGTCACGGATTGTATCCATAAGTGGAGGAAGCTCTTCGTTAACCATGCCGCTGATCTTTTCAACCATCTTCTGAATTTCATCAACCATGCCACGAGCAGCAACAATAGCTGATGCATGGTCTACTTCACCTTCATTTAGTTGAGTTGATCCAGACAGTACGCTCTTTAGAAGATCCATTGCTTCTTCAACAGATTCCTTCTTTGCCATCTTGGTAGCAGTAGCATACATAACATCTTCGCCACGTCCTGGATAACGCTTTTCAAAATCACCTTTGACTTTCTTCATGCCTGTAGCATACTTCTCACGCTTCTTAATTTCACTGGGATTAAGTTTGCGCTCTGCAAGCATTTCTGCACGTTCATTTAACCAAGACTCAAGCACCTGACTTACCAGCATTGCTTCCATAAATTGTGGATTACGTTCTGCATGATGTGCAAGACTACTTGTCTTAATTCTATTAATTTTAGTGTTTACTTTATTTAGAGTTGAGTGTGCATCACGCTCACTCATTTCTTTTAAATTAAGATGCCATTTATAAACGCCTTCAAGTTGCTTGTTTAAATCAGAGCTTGTAAGCTTTTTGCCAAATTCATTGACGATCATGATTAAAATCCTCGTTTAGTATATTTATTGCAAACCAACAGATTTTTCTAATTCTGTTATTAGTTGATATACATTACTTAAATCGTCAACGACTCTACTTAAACGATTTTCCAGTACTTCACGCCTATTTGAATGCTTCATTTGATGTTCAAATAGCCTTTTGTCATGTTTTAGATTACGTAATTGAAAATCTAATCCATAAACTGCTATTAAATTTGAGTATTTCTTTTTACAGGTTAATGCTGCGGTCAATATTGCCAATCTTTGACTATATGTGTTGGCAATTTCATTGCCTTTGGCATTAATTACTGCCCATGCGTCATCCTTTTTATGAATACTAAAGTCGTTGACTTTGTATCCTTTCTTAGTTTCAGTAATGATTAATGATATAGCTGTCTTCACTTGTTCGTTAACGAACGACTCAATTTTGTTGAACTTCTCTATATTGTTTGTCATGTAACTACATTAACAAAAATATCTTAGTTTGTCAATCAATGAGGTAACTTTGCGATATAAATTCCTAAGCCAATGAGTGTTGTTAAAAGTGAGCCAATTACAGTAAAGCCAATATTAACCATTTTTTTATAAGCCTGATTTTCTTTCTCTGCCAACATATCTTTTATTTGTTTTACCAATGTTTCGACGTTGGTGAGACGTGTTTCCATTCTCTCCATGTTGTCCTTCATTGCATCGTAACGCTGAGCACACAGTTCGACATGTGCTTCAAGACTTTCTTTTTCGATATCTGTTGGTATTAATTGTTGTGTACTCATTTTGGTTACCTATGCAAAATATATTTATTATGTTAAAGCAAAGTAAATGTTACAATATTCCCCTGCTGTAATTAAACAACTAGGTGGAATGATGATTTTTTTATAGTCAAGCATGGGTACAAAATTACAGTCAGAAATTAAAACACCAATGGGATTATCGTCAATCTCATATAATTTCATGTTCTCAGATGTAAAATTAAAAGTATAAACTTCAACTTGTGCCAGGTTATTATATTTGTATTTTGATCCAAATTTTGTTTGTTTGATATCAACGATTTCTTTTGATGGAAAATTAATTATAATTGGTTGAGTTTTTAGACTCAATGTTTGAACTAAGGTATTCCAATTTCTAATTGTTGATCTGTTACCTCTATGTTCAAGTTCAAACAATGTGTAACAAGTAATAATTGATTGTTGAGCCACAGCATACTTAGTTTCAATAAAATCTAGTCAAAAAGAAAGGGCATTTCTGCCCTTTCTAAA